TGCAATCCAGTCCATGCAGTCCAGTCCATGCAATCCACCCCATGCAGTCCAGTCCATGCAGTCCAGTCCATGCAGTCCAGTCCATGCAATCCACCCCATGCAGTCCACCCCATGCAATCCTATCCACCCCATGCAATCCACCCCAGCCTGAAAATGTTGTTTGCTTTATATATAGTCGCGCGCGCGTGAGTGTATAGTGGGAATTGGTACTATAGGGTAAATGTTGTAATAATATGGCAATATTGAGTTTTTTGTTGTTTTACGGCTTGACCTGTGTGAATTGTTGCCGTATGGTTACTACATGCGAGCGAAAAACCCCAACACAAAGGAGAATTGAAAATGTTGGCAAGGACATATTGTGAAGAATGCGGGAAACGTATTAAAGATGAAAATGTGGCGGGTATCGGGTACCGAGAAGATGGGGCAATGTTTTGTCTTTCTTGTACCATGGAGCACACAGTCACATGCCGTTGTGGCGTTCAGGTCCCGCAGTGGGAGATGTTTTATTCTGAGGAACTAGATGGGCCAGAGTGTGAGGAATGCCACAAAGCAGCTGCACAAAATTGATACTATAATGGATATAGGGGGGAAAATTGGACAAAAAAAGGAGAATTGAGAACATGGAAAATGATAAACAAGTATGGTTCAAAAATCGAAAAGTCAAATTGACCGGTTGGCAGGATGACAGGGGACTGACCGAGATTGTTTTGAGTGATGGAAGCAAGATAAGAGTGTGGGAGCATGAGCTATATATTAAAGAAAAAGGAGAATGAATAATGAACGAACAGATAAAACAATATGAAGCATGGTTGAATCAACAAATAGACAAACGGGAAACGAAAATACGTGGGCTGTCAAGTTGTGCTCCTATCGTTCGACGGGGATATTTTAACGCATTGTGCGACGAACAAAGTGTGCTAATTGTTGCGCGTGAACAGTTCCGCCGCATATTCAACCAGGGAGAATGAACAATGAAGCTAATAGTTGAAAACCCGAACAGTTCAATATGGGAAAACAAGAACGGCACTCCAAGATTTGTTGTAATTGGAGGCGGGAAACGTTTTGAAGTGGATAGTTTGAAGGCCGCGCTGTATAGTGCGGATTTAATCGAATTGAGTGAACTGGACAATATAGGAGAGTGAGAACATGAACAACTACAACAACAATTCAGAATTTGAGAATATAGAGCTGAATGTCTGTCTTGATTATGATTTATCGCAGTGGGAATTTGAGGAGAATTTCAAGCGAATTTCAAGTGGATACAGGCAAGCCCCTGTTTATTTGTTCACTGATTGTGGACAACTTGCGGATGTTTCTTGTGTGTCAGATTGTTACGATGTTAATAGTTGCACATATAAAGATTTTCGGCGTGCCTGTCTTGAATTGTGCGCGGGATTGACAACAAAGGAAACGATTGCAGACAAGCGGTGTTTTTCAGATACATGGGAAGATTATTTTTTCCGCCTATTAGATGAACAAACGGACCTTTATACATGTTGCCGCGACGGTTTTCCCACTGTAGGGAATGCCGAAATATTGTATAATATTCTGGATGTTAGCGGATATTGTCAGGGAGATTATGCCCATATTTTAGTACAGAAAAAAGCAATGTTTGACGGCATAAAAAACTATTTGCACCATCTAGTTTTTGACGCGCCGATATATGCGCGGGTTACGATTGACGAAGTGGAAACGGATTTAATAGAGCTGGCAGGCTTGGATTCCTACGACTGGGATCGTGACAAAGTGGCGGCGGCGGTGGAACTAATGGAAATAAGCGAACATGCAAAAGCATGGATAATTGAAAACCTGCCAGAATATCCGGCAGAATAGAAAACAACAAAAAAAAGGAGTTCAGAAAATGAAAAGTACGATCACAACAGAGCAAATTATCCGCAAACTAATGGCCGATAATTACGCAAATTGGAGCTATAACGGCGCGAAAACTATCGCCGACTATTTGCAGGAATTAGAATGCGATTTGGGCTATGAAATAGAGTTCGACCGTGTTGCTATTCGCTGCGAGTTTTCCGAATATGCTTCAGCTCTCGAAGCAGTCGAGAATTGCGACAGAGGCGAATATCAAAACATCATATCGGAAAACGACACGGAGGATCAGGAAGCGGCCGCGCTTGAATGGTTACAGGAAAAAACAATCGTTATCGAATTCGATGGCGGGATAATTGTCCAACAATATTAAACAATAGGAGGCAAGAAAATGGAAGAAATAAAACAAGGCGATCGACTTTTTACTGGGGCTATTGTCACGGAACGATTCGCAAAACATTATAATCAATTAAGCCGGGACATTGAACAAAAGGAAAAATACGGGATGAATGTTGAAGCTTTGAAAAATGGGCGACACAATTTATTTAATGCTTATGCAGTCTCCAACAAAAAATAGGAGTTCAAGAACATGCTTTTGCTTATTTTCTCCATCATGTTTGCAGCGCTTTACTTGGGCTATTCAATCGGATACAACAAAGCGGCAAAAGAGAATGACACGACCTGTCTGGTGGCTGCAATCCGTAAAACACAAATAAAACAAAAGACAGGGAGCCGGTAAAATGAACCTGAAAAACTATGTCAAACAAAGAGAACAGAAAACAAGTGAGACAAATCTCCAATACTTGCACGCCGCCAGAAAATACGCCAGCCGGGCATTTTGGGAAATACGGAACACCGATCACTATGTTTACGGAGTCATGTATAACTATGGACACGAAAGTCACGCAGCGGCGGCGGCATTAGAATTGACAGAGGCGCGATTCATCGACCTGGAAACATTCGGGGTAGATTGCGAATTGAACGGGGAGGGACATATAAATATTTTATATTTGAATACTGGGGACACATATGACCCTACAGTATGTTTTTATCGGGGCCGGTTTATTGTGTCCAGTTGGGGCGATATTGTTGAACGTGCTATGTCTTAAAAAAAAGGGGCTTGTAAAATGGTAACGATTCAATCAAACAAGAATCTGCATATTGTGACACTCAACGACAAAACGCTTTGCTTCAGTTATTGCATATTGGTTGCATTAATAAAAGAGGGTCAACATTACAAAACAAAAAGGAAATACAGCGTAACCACTACACGACACATTAACCAATTTTTACAGGATTCTAGAGCGATTGAACTAGATCAAGCAGAACTGGAAAACCTAGCGACACAATAACACAAAAAACAATCTAACAAAAGCCAAACCGGCCGCAAGAGCAAAGCCGGGGCGATTGATTCCAATATTGGAGTCAGTGGCCCCGGCTTTTTTATTGCAATCCCTGACAAAGCACAACACAAGCGAAACAAAGCACAAAGAGCACCATACAGCGCAAAACATAACGAAATACGGGCATACATACGGATAAAGCATAAAACGCCTGAAAACGGCTTAAAACGCAAAATAAGGCAATATCTAAATAAATCAATTCTAAGAGCATTCAGCATTGAACCTATATCATAACACCAAAAACAAAACAAAATGCGTTAAAACATGCTTAAAATGGCACAAAAGATAAACCAGTACATAACAAGGACGGGCGGCACTATGGAACAGGGAAAACATGCTAACAAATATCAGATAATATATGACAGCCATCGAGATTTCGCAGGAATGAGAATGGGAGATTCCGGCAAAGAACACCCCTATAATGGCACCTCGGGGGGAAAATTCGGGTTTTTGAAAAGTACTATAATGGGTGTTCGGGGGAAAATTTGGGAAATTCTAGTAAACCTTGTAACAGATTGGCAAAATGGTTTGGAATTGGTTGACATATAATTAAAACGTGCTTAATTAGTCTTCAGAGCGCAACAGTAAAACAAAAAAAGGAATTGGTACAATGAAAAATCTCGACACAATTACAATCAATTCAACCAGTGGATACAGTAACGAAGATGCAGTAAGACAGTATCTCCAAGACCACAAAGCAGGGTGTCATGGTGATGACCGTGACTATTATAGCAACGCCATTGCACAACTTGATCATGGTGTAGTTGGGGATGAATTGCAACTGGAGATTGACGACATAGTGAGTAATGGCGGGTTGGTTGAGGTTGACAATGGGACTTTTGCTTTGTTTGCCACACAAAAAGGAATTGGTACAATGAAAAAAACAATCAAAACATGGTGTCCAGTGTTCCCAGGGTTCTATAACACAATTTTTGAAATGAACGACAATGATATGTATGAGGATATTGCGGAGAGATTGAACGAGCACGGTAGTTTCACGCCATCCACCATGTTCAATGGAAAGCTCTACGATTATCTACCGTTAGATATTGCCAAATGGGAATATGACTATGCAAAAGACATTGTAGACGCTGTACATAATGAGTTGGACATTGCGGGTATTGTGGATATGCGAATGGAAAAATTGTACAGTCCTAAAGAATATAATTTTTCCAATGACTCGATTGACATTGAACTGGATGTGGATATTAATGTTTTTCGGGAATCGTTATTGAAGATTTGTCGAATGGACGGGTTTGATGACTATATCAAAGGGAAATACACAAGTTGCAGCGGGTTCATTTCCAGTTATAGCAATGATGCAGAGGATTGGATCAAGCTCGTATTGGATGATGCCTGGATTGATGACAATGAACATATTGTAGGGTCTATACTGCAATACTATCTGGATGATGCAGGGTTTGATGAGTGGGGATTGTATGACTCTGTTGAGGCACCGTACTGGTCTGAGTATGTCACGTCCGATGTTGTATGGGATGTAATCGAGAGTTCTGAGTGGATTAGCTTTATGCGGGGTGCGGAGAAGGAATTGGAACGCTATATAGCGATAATGGGGGAAAATTCGGATGCCTCAAGAAAGGCAATCGCTGGGAGTCAGTCTGCTAAAGAAAAGGTTCTGTTTGAAATGTTGGAAAAAGCAAAGGAGAATGAATAATGAAAAAAGGAAAGACAGGATTCACAGTTCGTGACTGCAAACAAAAACCGTATCGCTGGTATTTCGTGCGTGAAAAAGATGGGTGGCTCCTTGAGGACGGCACGGGATACCGCCGATGGGTCGGATTCACTTGGTCCGATGCATTGGCAAGGATACTAATCGTTGTATCTAATCACGGACTTACATGCGAACTATCGTAATTACCGATACACAGAAAAGAGGAGAATGAATAATGAACCAGGAACATGTCAAAAACGAAATGTGCTATACAGATGAAATGCGGGAACTGTTCGATGCCGTGATCGAACAAACCGGAATGGACTGGGATTATATTTACGAGTGGCCCTATGATTATCGTGATGCAAGCGGTGGTGTGTCCGGTTTCATTTATTATACTGAGACCGAAAAGTTCTTTAAGGAAAATTGTCTCAATATCCTGAGGGTGTTGGAAGAATTTGAACATGACATCGGGGAGCCGTTGCGAAAAGATACTGAGAATTTGGCCAATTGGTACAGTTGGTTTGCTTTGGAACATGTCATGCAACTTATAATAGACTACAAAGAGAAGAATGAAGGATGAGTATTGTATCACTAATGGAAAAAGACGATGCCGATGCCATTGCTAAGGAGTTGAACGATTCCGAGGTGGATGGTTGGACATACGAAGCAGTGCATGACCCTACCGGCAAAGGGTTCAGTAAAGTAAGGGTGTACGATGAGAACAATGAATTTATGGGGCATCTATAGGAGGTATTGAAATGAAAAGGGAATTTGTACAGTTTTCAAAGGCGTGGTATGCAAAACACAATAGATCGGAATTTGCGGATGAAATAACGCTTGTCACTTATGATGATGATGGCAGCGGTCTGAGTGAGTTTTCTATACAGTGGGTTTGGTTGAACGACAGGAGAGTACCACAATTACATGTCTTTGATGATGCGTGGAAAGCCTTAACCAACCATTTTCTGGACGTGTTGCAACTCCTGTCCAATCTTGACAATAAAAACGTATCGCCTGATGAAATGGTGGTATATCTGGAAACGCTTGGAATCGAGAACACCACCGAAACCGAACCACCATCAATAAGACACACAATATAGAAAACAAACCACAGCATTTGCCAACAATCTATAAACCAAACCGGATGCAGTCAGCACAGCCGGGGATACTAACAACATCCCCGGCTTTTTATTGACACCAAACAAAATAAAGCGATCTAACGACATTATATACAACACCCCATGTCAGCATACCTATACAATAATAAAACGTCTCAGAATCGCTTAGGATTGAAAATAGACAATTATCTATCGTTAGCCTATACCATGCGAAATGGATGTGCCAATGACAAAACATGCTAACAAATATCAGCTAGTATATAACCATCAAAATTTTCCATATAAAGCCACCTCGGGGGGAAAATTCAGTCTTATAATGGCGTGTCAGGGGGAAAATTTGCAATTCAAGAAAAAAGGGATATAGTACCAAGCATGTTTGCCGAACTCATTACAGATAAAGCGGTATCGTTGGATTTCCATTACGATAAAGATTTGGTCGCCGACATCAAAGAACTACCTGATACACGTTGGCACCCTGCTTCACGTAAGTGGCGTACCAAGAAAACCGTACCGGCCTATGACAAACTTCAAGGCATGGGGTTTATCATGGGTGCTAAGTTCACTGCATGGTACGAATCTGTCAATCAGATACACAATGTCAAGATTCCCACGCACCTAGACCCCAGGCTCTACGAATATCAGCAGAAGGGTGTTGGTTGGCTGTATGAGAAAGGCGGGCGTGGGCTTATCGGTGATGACATGGGACTGGGCAAGACTGCGCAGGTTCTACAGTATCTGTGGCGATTTCGTGACAACGGTATAATCCTGATCGTATGTCCGAGTTCGATGAAAGGTGTGTGGAAGCGTGAAGTACAGAACTGGACAGGGTTCGATTGTTCCATCTGTCACGGGAAAAAGAAAAAAGAGATTGAAGGTGACTCCAACCAAATCTTTATTATCAACTACGATATTGTAGATGCATGGGTTGATAGGTTCCACAAAAACATTTCCACCATCGTGTTGGATGAAGCGCATTACATAAAAAGAACCTCCACAAAACACAAGAAAGGGGCTAAACGTGCAGATGCCTGTAAGAAACTAGCAGGGGATTGCGAGCGTGTAATCGCTTTGACAGGAACACCCATCCCAAACAAACCAGAAGACATATACACGGTGGTGGAGCTTGTCCAATACGGATTATTCCAGAACCGGTTCGAGTTCCGCAAACGCTATTGTGGCATGTATCACAATGGATACGGGTATGTCAACGGTGATCCTACCAATATCGATGAATTGTTCGAGAAGTTGCAGTCTATCATGCTCAGAAGGTTGAAGAAGGATGTGCTGACTGAACTGCCCGACAAACGTAGAATCGTTGTTCCGATGATATTGGAAGATAGAGCGGAGTATGACACGGTAGAATCCAACTTCATTAAATGGCTGAGCGACAAAGGAAAGCGTGTCAAGCGTGTAAATGCGCTTACTAAGATCGAGTACCTGAAGCAGGTGTGTGTCGAGAGCAAGTTGAATTTCTGTGTTGAATGGATCGAGGATTATCTTGAACAGAACGATGCTGTTGTAATCTTCTGTGCCCATAAAAAAACCGTAGCGGTATTGCGGGATAGACTGGGGAAGCATGGTGTAAGCGTTGTCGATGGAAGCACCAAGGACAGGGATGCGGAGGTCTATAATTTCATGCAGGGGGAAAATTCGGTTTTTATAGGAAACATACAGGCGGCGGGTACTGGATTGACGCTTACCAAGGCACATGCAACGGTGTTTGTGGAGCTGGGTTGGACAAGCGGTGAACACGACCAGTGCGAGGACAGGGTGAATCGGATAGGGCAGGAGTCGGACAAGATCGAGGCTTACTATCTTGTTGCCGAGGATACGATTGAGGAGAGGATAGCCGAATTGTTGGATTCCAAACGCAAGATGATAGATGGGATCGTGGACGGAATCGAGACAGAAGATTCGGATTTGCTGGCCGAACTGTTGAAAATGTACAGGACGGCTTGACAAAAGGAAAATACGTGCTATATAGGAATGTCAGGGGAAAAATCAAGGAGTTGCATGATGGACACGTTGGAAGCACCAAACATGGTCGAAGCCTTTATGGAGTTTATTGAAAAAGAGAAAGCAAAACAGGCCAATTCTAATGCCCATAAAAATTGCAAACACGCATGTATTACTGGGTTTTGGACAGACGGATACGACACCCAACTTTTTTACGGCAATGAAATTGATGAATACCAAAATTCTCCACATACTACTTTATTTGTTTTTTGCCCTATATGCGGCAACCTGTTCCTTGACGCATAGGGACGCAACACAGCAACAAAGGGAGAAGGATGATGAAAATACACAAAGCGGGTAAACAACGGGTGACTCGATATGTTGGATTTGGTCAATATGAACAAATTCCAGCACCGTTATGCGTTGGGGCAAAACCCGTTTACAATGGAAAATCATATTACATACACAGGTTAAAATCAAAGGTTACTTGTAAACATTGCTTGAGAATTCTAGCACAACAGCAAAACAAGCACCAAGAACAACACCGCCCCTTCCGGCAACCTGTTCCTTGACGCATAGGAGAAGACGATGACACCATATTACCAAGACGACTATGTTACGCTGTACCACGGCGACTGCCTAGAGAAGATGAAAGAGATACCGGACGGAAGCGTGGATTTAACAGTCACATCTCCGCCATACGACAATCTGAGAACGTATAATGACTCGTTAGACTGGGGGGAACATGTTTGGAAACCTGTGCTTCAAGAGCTGTTTCGTGTGACGAAGCAAGGCGGTGTTGTCGTGTGGGTGGTTGGTGACGCGACAATTAAAGGGAGCGAAACGGGAACGAGCTTCAAGCAAGCGTTGTATGCTAAGGAGTGTGGGTTTAATTTGCACGACACGATGATTTACGCAAAAAACAGCTATATGCCTTTGACGCATAATAGGTATGAGCAATCTTTTGAGTATATGTTTGTTTTTTCAAAAGGAAGGCCCTTGTCATGGAATCCAATAAAAATTCCAACAATCACCGCTGGAACAAAAAGAAATCGTGGTGGAAGTAAAGCAAAAGAAACGTCCTATGCTGAAAGACGGAGGGAGGAAAGAACGACAGTCGCTACTGAAAAACAAGCCCCAAACATATTCTATTACGACGTTGGCAAAAACGAAAAAACAGAACATAACGCTCCATTCCCAGAGAAACTAGCAAACGACCACATCATCTCATGGAGCAATGAAGGCGACGTTGTTTTTGACCCATTCATGGGAAGCGGTACGACTGGAAAGATGGCTGTGTTTAACGGACGGGATTTCATCGGCATTGAGAAGATGGAAGAATACTTTGAGATAGCCAAGGAACGTATCGAAAAAGCACAAAGCCAACAGCTTTTTAACTTTGGCGAAACCGTTGAGCGCACTTCTGCGCCTTCGGGCAACCCGTTCCTTGGCGCATAAACCAACAAAGGAGAACTGTCATGGAAACGCTGGAACTCGCAAAGAAAAAAACAAGCGACATTTTTGCAAGAGTGGCGGTAAACGCAGACGCGATTTGCTATGTGGAAGAAAACAGTGACGGCACCTGCAAGATTTTCTTTTCCGACAAAAACCCAATAAACTGCAAAGAAACGTATGAACACGTTACACAGGTTCTTGAGTGGATGAACAACAAAGGAGAAGGATGATGGCGAAGTTTGAAGTTGACACAGATGGCAAGGTTGTTTTTACGGATGGCAAACTTGGCGCAGTATTACTGGATGATGAAATGTGGTATCCGTTTAGCTATTTTTATGATGGAGAATATGACATTTGGGATATTGACGGGGGGTTCATAAAGCCGTCTTTAGCCTACAAAATGGCAAGATTAAAATTTACATAATAAACACAATTCCAACCCCGTCCCCTTCCGGCAACCTGTTCCTTGACGCATAGGAGGTGATTAGTATGGTTAAGCACTGTTCATTTTTTGACGCTGGCTGGTGTTACTCAAAAGACATTGACGAACCAAACGGGTGTATTGGGTTCAATGAGTGTGTAAAGCATCATGGCAGGTGTTCTCCGGTTGACTTGCTTTTGGCGGCAGTCCTGCTGAACCGACTTGAGCCACTAGCCCCGCACCATGCAGATGCTATACGTGAGCACCTGCGTGACCTGACTGACGATGAGTTGATGAAAATAGTTCAAACCGGAAGATGGCACAACGCTGAGGCTCACGGGCGGGGGTGTGGTGTGTACAACGCAGAAAAGTAGTTTACCGGCAACCTGTTCCTTGACGCATATGGACGCAACACAGGAGATAAATTATGAAACTGAAAGCATACGAAATCAATATCAAGCCCATACCAGGAATCTGTAAACAACCTTCAATGTTTGGACACAATGCTGAAAACAACAGCATATCACCAATCATATACTTCCAGAAACCTAAATGGATGGCACAAGAAAGTTTTGAACTGATCATAGAAAATCTCAGACTGGATATTCCACTAAACACAGAAATAAAAAGGGACACATCCAATGACTGAACGAATTTGCGGACTATTGCATCCAAACTCAAACTTGGAAGGCGGAATGGGGTTGGTATCTTATCAAGAAGCACACATTGTATTGAACCCGGCTACGCCACAGGCTATGGCCGACTTGTCGCGACTGAAGCGTGGCAGGAGCGTGGGTGCCGTTGGAAAGCTTTGTCTTGTCGATGGCATACCGGTAATGGAAGCACAACGAATCTATCAATAAGGAGAATTAAATATGCGAGCTGAAGTTGGAATGTCACCCAAGCCTAAAACCGTATTAAGAAAGCATCTTAAAGTATTGGATTTCGACTGGCAGTTGTGGCAGGCTTTCGTAGCTATGACACGGATGCGTGGCATGACGGCCAGCGATGGGTTGGAAGAGGTGTTGCGGACGTATATAAATAAGTACGGAAAACAATTGCTGAAATATACCAAGGGTTGATCGGTTGTCCTATGAACTTCAAAAAGCTGTGCGAAGATCATAACATACGAATACTTGACGACCCGCATCACAAGCACGCACAGTACGGCTGGGTACAGCTCTATGACGACTGCCCATTCTGTACAGGCAACACCGGACATCATCTAGGCTACAATATATCCGGCAACTATTTCAACTGCTGGCGATGCGGACGGCATTCCAACTTGGAAGTGCTGTCACACATCCTCAACCTGCCAAAGCATCAAGTCTCCAGTCTGCTGAAAGACTATCAGTTCAGACCGAAAGACCGATTCAGACAAACGACAGAAACGCAACATGCCGAAGTCTGCACGTTCGTACAGAAACCGTTGAAACAATTATTGCCACAGCACATCAAGT